GCATATCTTTGTTCGGTATCATAATCTTGCATATCAGGGAAACCCATACATCGAGATATAAACTCAGGCTTTGATTCTTTTGCGGATGGTGTTGGCATATAATATTAAATTACAAAATTTTTATAAATTTCGTACCTTTTTTCTGATAACAAATCTAATGAATATTTTTTAACATCCTCCTTTAATTGTTGAGCCTTATCAGTAACTATTGAAGGATTGTTTAGAATATATCTTTGCCATTCAAAAAAATTCTTTTCTGATAATAAGAAAGAGTTTTGTTTATTAGCTACTAAAGTATAAGGCTTGACATTTGAAACCATTGCAGCGCAATCTTTGAAACCTGCTTCGATAAGTTTAAGTTCTGACTTGCAAGAGTTGAACTCATTATCCTGTAAAGGTATTACTGAGATGTCTATGTGGTCGTAAACTTCAGGAAAATCAAACACATCCATCGCTTCTATTCTCCGGTATGGTTTGTTAATTTCTTTAGGAGTGATAAGTCGTTTAAGTTGATCACAATAAATAGGTTCATATTTCTCTAATGTTTTTAAACTATCTGTAAGCATTCGCTCATAACCAATGTATATTGATTCTTGGTTAGGCTCAGCATTAAAGCCAGTTAGAACGATTTGCCCTTTAGAATAGAATTTAACGTCGTAAAGTGCCTTAGCAACTTTGTCAGATATTAAGTTTAAATCGTGAATATGAGTAACGCCTTGGGTAAACGCAAATCTAATGCGTTTAGCTTCTGACTTATTAGGTTTCCAAACTTCATCGTGTGTATCAATACCATTCTCAATAATATAAACATTCGGATTAATTTCTTTAACGTTGTCAGCTAAATAAGGAGTTGTGCAAGTAACAAAGTGAGCAACCTTAATTGAATCAATGATTAGTTTAGGTATTTGATGCTGAATATAATGAGGGTATAAGATGTGATTGTCTGGCAGAAACCAATAATCATCTTCATCAAGTCCAAACTTAATACCTAACTTGTTAAGTCTTTGAGCAGTATGCTCAGGATTATCAATGTGCCTACAGAATAATACCAGGTTAAATTCCTGTAAGAAACTATCCTCAACTGCATCATTGAACATAGGTATCTCAGTAAACTCAATATCATTGTAAAGCCTATGCAATACAATGTTTGGCTTCAACATTCGATAGTAAGATACAGCATTGTATTTCCTATCGCCATGTTCATTTATTTGAAAATTATGGACAAGTAGTATTTTCATGTTCATTTACGTTTCTTGTGTTTAGGAAATTGATGTTGAGTTGTTTCTAACTTAGGCATATTAGCTAACCTTATTCTATTACAATCCATAAGCATTGCCATGCCACATCCTGAGCAGTCGTTTCTATAACTAGGATTGAATACTTTGTATGCGCCTATAATCTCATCCATAATAGATTCACACGCTCTCGGTACATACATCTCCCTAATGTATAATTCAAAAAATTGCGAATGTTTAATGAATACTTGTATTGCTTCTTGTTGTGTCATTATGATAATAGTTTATAATAAATTCTTGAAAATATAATTGCAAATAACGAAGTTAAGCCAGCATACAATATAACTAAATGCACTTCATAATAAAGTAAGCCATAAAATAAAGCTATCCAAAATGATAAGCACTTGGTACAATCGAATGGCCTTATTCGTTTGCAGTCAAAGAATATAACTATCTGTTGAGGTACTGTAGACAATTCAGCAAACCAAAAACTAAATGCTGCTATTAAAATAAATGATACCATTTGCGCTGATTTTTAGTTAATAATTTTACTTGATGTTTATATGCTTCTAATGTTTGCTCTAATAATTTAATTGTTTCTTTTAAATCTAAATATTCATCAATGTGAATAGTAACTATTTTTTCATTATCCATAATTTGTTGTATATGTGGTTAGTTATTAGTTATAGGTAATGCCCTAAATGTACTCCCATTTATAAATTTCATTTTCCTTAAAAAAAGTCCAATGTTTATTTGACCTAATGTGTTCTACAATAAAAAAATAATAAACATCTCCATAACTCATTTTTACTTCTTTATACCATCCAGTTAACCACCCATAAGAAGTTTCAAACTTTATATTTTTATCTAAAATTGGTTTATCCATAATTTATTGTATAAGCGAAGTTTTTATGCGGTTAGCCATTTGTCTTTATAACCCTGTTGTATTGCTCCCAAAGTGGTTCAAATGGAATTACTGCATCCCACTTATTTGATGTTTTACCATACGGTAAATCGCAAAGTATCATATCAACTATTCCGTCTGGTATTTCTTGCATTTTTTGAAGGCAATCTCCTAAGTTTATTTTTTTGAACTCCATTTTCTATTTTTGTTTTAATTAAACCTATTCTATCTTCTTTGCCCTTTTCCATAATTAGAGCAAGTTCGTATCTGTATTTTAAAGCCATCGCACGCCTTCCTTTTTTTTGTTTCTTTCAAGTTCATTTATCCATTTATCTAATTCATTATCATCTTTAGGAATATTTAATAATATGCCAAAATCACCGATTGCTCTTTTTATTCCTTCCATTGCTTCATAATCTTCTTCTTTCTTCAAGCCATATAAAATTGATATGTAATCGTAAATATCATATCCACTTTCTAATTCTTTTTTTGTTGTTTGGTAAATTTCTTCTATTCTATTCATATACTACACTATATAATTTATTTTTTAATGTTTCTTTATATTCATTACAAGTCTTAATCAAAGCACTATATTTTATCCCTGAACTTATTGAAAACTCCCTTGCATTTCTGCATATTGCATAACCTTTTATCTCAAGTTCTGCAGGATTACCATTAGAATAATTAAATACTCTTGCCCTATACCTTACATCCATATCTTCTGAGTTGCAATCAGTTATTATAATTTTCTTTGCTTTGATATAAAATGTATCAATTTCATCATGATAAATATTTTCTAAAAACTTTACCTGAGTATTACATTCTTTGTTAATCTCATAATATACAGGGTCATTAAACTCGTCTTTATTATAATTAGTAAAGTAATACAATGGTGATGTAGTTCCTGACTTGTAACTCTTTACTCTTCCTCTATTCCGCCAAACACCTGTAATAACTTTAATAATGTAAAAATCCAAATAGTCATTAATATACGCATCATGTAACTTGTTTTTATCTATTTTAAGAATTTCTAATACTGATTCTTGCCAAAGGTCCTGCCATAAACTCGGAGTAATTTTTTTACAAACATTAATGTATTTTTGATTACTTACTATCGTGTTTATATTCACGTTTACAATATTACAAAATTTTAATTAGTTTCAATAAATTTTTTATAGAAATTAATAAATTCATCAAAATCTTTAACAATTATATAAATACCTCCTGCACGTTCAATATCCGCTTGGTATTTCTTTTGTGCTTCGGATTGACGGTCCTTACCTATCTTAATTTCCGCCTTGATTGACTTGCCTTTAATAGTTAAACTAATATCAGCAGTACCATTTGTACCTGTCCCTTTAATATATTGCCCTGAGCCTATTCGTTTCTGAAATCCCATTGAATCAGTTACTACTTTTGAATTATCAATATACCTACCGGTATTAGATATTCTTTCGGCTTGATATCCATTAGCTTTTACAAAATGTATTATACACTTTGTTAAACCATTTGCATTGGCATCTGTATATTTGCGCTTAGCAATATATTCCTTAGGCATTCGTGGATATTTAATACATTCCAACTGCCAAATTAAGTCCTGTAATACTTTTATTGATTGTTTCATATCTTATAATATTTCTTAAATAATTTCAATGGCATAGTATTAAAATGCCCATTTAACTCATAATCGACAAGAGTTACATCCTGGCTAAAGTATATCCGTATTATTCTCATTTTGTATTTCTTTAATAAAATTATAAATAGTTGTACGAGTAACACCAAGCATCTCAGATACTTCTTTTTTATTCAAGTTTGGATTCTGCTTGTATAATATTTTAAATTTGTCCTTAGTAGTTTTATTCTTATTATCATTGATAATTGTCTTTATATCGGATTTTTCCACACTATCTATCTTTATTTTTTTAGACATAGCTATAAAATACTTAGATAATTTCTCAGCATTTAAAATATTTTCTTTTGATATTAATAGAATATTTGACTTATCATTAAAGAAACAATCTATTGTATTGAGTATTAGTGCAAACCTTGGAATATATGATTTCTGTTTAGGTAACATTGATTTCATGTATTCATTTTCATCATTAGAGTTTTGAACTGTAGTAATGTCATTAAATATTCTAATCCATTCTTTTTTAGCTTCCTCTGAGAAATATACTACCTGTGGCTCAATATCATGTTCAATATTCCTTTTAATTAATTGTATCTTAATTGATTCATAAAAATTAATTATTGAAGCATTATACCATTCTAAAATCTCATTAGACATTTCATTGTCATTATAGGTTTCAATATCCAGTTCAGGATAAGATAATAACATCCTGTCTATAAATCCATTGTCTTTATTCTCTTCGGTATAAAATATACTAAAAATACTTGGTTGAATACCACCCAATACAGGTATCAATGGTTTCTCAACAAATGCACTCTTTGAACTTTTACGATTCAAAGATACTGACTTACCACTCCAAGACGATAACCAAAACTCTAAATCAGAACCTGCCCTATATTTATTCATATTCTTAAACCATCCGGCTAACTCATCTTTAAATACACCAACTGCATTATCGGACTCTTCATGCAAATCAACTAATGCTTCTAATGTAATATCATTTACAATAAACTGAGTTTTAACAGGTTTCTTAATCTCTTCTGTTAATTTACGCTCTTCCTTATCTAATGTATTATAATATAAATACTTATCGTTTTGCTTAATATATTTCTTTACTTCATTGTTATTAGCTTTCATTAAAGGAAATATAATATTCGAGATTGATGGAGTTTTACCTAACCCTGCCTTACCTACAATGGCCATCCATAATGTTGTAGTTTCAAGCCATCCATTCTTAACCTGTACTTGTATCTTTCTCTTCT